CGCGGTTCTGGAACTCAGTCTCGTCGAGCGGATTGAGTTTCTGCCGCATGTCGGCATTGCCGGGGCCGTAGGAGTTGTTGTCTTCCTCGTCCTCGTCAGCGTCGTCTTCTACGCCGGCATCCTCTGCATAGTCCTCATCTCCCGCAACAGGAGCAGACGTTTCGAGATATGCGGCCTGGCCCGCATCCATCGGAGATGGAGACGAGCGGCGGCGTCTACGACGAGCCATTCAGTGTTTTCCTAGCAAATTGCGACGTTGCGCTGCAGGGGCTTGCCGGAGATCCATTTCATGGATCTTCCTCCGACCATCGCGCCTTGACCTGCAAACGTCAGACACAGCGCGTCGGCCAAGTCAGGAGACCGCATGCCGCGCTTCTTTAATTCAGCTTTACTCTCGACCTTGATCTTGCCGTTCGATGCAAAGCTATACGAGGGAGCGATTAGCTCAGCTCGTAAATCATCATCTTTCGGGATCTTGACCGCGCGGCTTTCCAGCCAATCTTTCGTGGCGATCCAGAGTTCGTCTCTTAATCGATACGCCTGCTGATTGAGCGCATTGCTCTCGGAGACGTTGACATCGCGAACATTAAAACCCAGTTCGCGCAGACGATCGGCGACACCGCCACCAAGGCCAATGCTGTCCACGCAAATCTCAGCGGGTTTATCCATGTTCGCTTCATGGACAATCCTGCCCACCGTTCCCATCAAGTCTTCGCCAGACCAATGGCGCATCTCGATGACGACGTTGCCTCTGCGCTTGCAGATCACAGACCTGTCGGCGCCGTAACGGGCAATATCGCAACCAAAGATCAGATCTTGCGTCGGGTCGAGCGCAACATCTCGCGACATAGCAGCATCCACAAGATCAGCTGCAATGAGGCTATCGTCATCGCGCAGAGCAAACTCACCAAGAACGCGAACACGGAAGGCATTCGAGTTTTCGCCATATGTCGTTTTGATCTGCTCGACGAAATCAGAACTCACGAGCGGAATATCGACGCACGAAACATGCATCGTTTTCCAGTCGTGCTTTAACTGGTGGTGCGTTCTAAAAAATAACCCAGTGTTTCGCGTCGGGTTCCCGATCAGGATCGTCGTCGCGGCGTGACCGGACATCGAACCTGCAGCGCTCTCAAACACCGCCTCTGGAATAGCGCTCGCCTCGTCGCAGATGAGGAGAACATTCTCAGAATGGACACCGGCCAAGGCTTCGGGACGTTCCGCCGAACTTGTTCGCGCGGTTATAAAGCTGCTCTCGGGCGAGGCTTTTTGCACGATGCGATCGGAAAAAACATCGAGGCTTTCTCTGAGCGGTTCAGGCAGTCGGCCCACCCAATGCTTGACCTCAGAGAACAGCGCATCATACAGCTGTCCAGCAGTCGGCGCCGTGCAGACGCTTTTCTGCGGGAGCCTGGTGATCATGTGCCAGATGAGTAGCCAGGCGCAGGCGGTGGATTTTCCGACACCGTGACCAGCTCGAACCGAGATCCGACGCTCGCCCTTCGCGACATGCATCAGGAACTGTTCTTGCCAGGGCATCGGCTCGGCGCCGAGGACATTCCTGACAAATTTTACAGGCTCATCGCGGTATGCGGCGATGAAGATCTCAAGAGCCTCGGAGAGATCTGCCATGCGTGTTTTTATGCCTTATGGCTGATGCTGGCCCTCATATTCGAGGAGCAGATCGATCAGCTGCTGTTCGTCTTCTGAGAACTCGTCCGGCGGCTCGCCGCACCAATTGAAATCAATATACCGCTTAGCGGTAAGTTGACCCCCGTTGAGGAGCAATCGATTTAACGCTGGATTTCGCCCACGCAGGATTTCCAATTCCTCCAGCAGCTCGGAGGACGGCGTCGCGGGCCTCGTCGAGGGTGAGTTTTCCTGCATCTTTAGCTCTCCAGATTTCGTCTATTTTAGCACTTTCTGGACTGCGCTTAAAGGTGTCAGTGAATAACTCTCTTACCGGCTCCCAGCCGACCGATTGCCCCGCTCTGGGCAATAATCCAACATCAGAAGCAAACCGGCGGGTCGCCTCCGCATTTAATCCATATGTCCCGTTCAGGCCCGTGATGGCGGATGATTTAGCTGGGCGCCAATCCTCCGGCTGATCCTTTTTTGCCAGGCCGGGGCCGAAATTATGAGAAACCGCCGCCGACTTGCCCGAGAGCGGGCGAAGCTGAGCAGCCGCAACCTGGTGCGTATCAGCAGTCACATCGCCGAACCGGGGGTCGTTCGGAACCTCAATATTGTTGTAGAAGCTCGGAACCTTGTGCGTCCCGCCGAGGAGACCCTGGATCTCGGCATTCGTTCCATTGCCCGTCAGAGCCTGAACAGCCTTCGAGATCTCGTTGATCGAACCCCAGGCCATATTCCGGGTGTTGCCTTTGCCCGTCCTGACGAAATCGCCGAACTCACCCTCGGGGGTGATTGATCGATAGGCCTTCGGATTATGGGCCTCGTCATACAGGCGGATCCACAGCGCCTGCGCATCCGGGTCATTGAGCTGAGAAAACGATTTTCCCTGGATGGCCCGATAGAGATCCGCGACATCCTGGTTGGACGTAATGAAATTGGGCGACTGTTTGGAGTGCGGGCGGTTGGCGAACGCCATCATCTCCGGCGTCATCTTAACGCTAGACGTCGGGCCGAAAATTATATCGCCGGCTCGCTCGGCGAGGGAGGCATTTTGGAACCAATCTTTCTGCGGGCTGAGCGCGGCAATGCCGGCAGAGACCTGCGGTCTGGCGACACCCCAGCGTTTCGCCAAAGCGTCCGACACCTCATGCGCGCCATCATACCAGAGCGGAGAGCGCTGACGCATGATCTCCGGCGTGTTCCGGTAAAGGTAATTCATATTGCCGCGAGCCTGCTCGACATAGCCCTCGGCTGCGTCAGCAGGAGACATCCCGCGCAAATGCTCAAAACCAGGATAATCCGCCAACAGACTGGCGTTGTGCGCGGCATTTGCGTCAGCAAGAAATTCAGGCAACCCGACAGAAAGATGCTCTGTGTAAGGGTCTTCGATCGATTTCATTATCGACGACGGCTGACGCGTCGAAATGCGCATGTCGCCCTGCGCGATCGGGATATGCGGCGTTCCTAAAAGGCCGCCAACCTCGCCAGGCTGACGAAGACGCGCCTGATAATTTGCCTGCAGCTTCGCCTGTTTCTCGGCAGCACTCAAAGCGCCCGTCGTCGGCATCGCGCCGAACATCGTCTCAAACGCGCCGAGCAGATCGCCGTTCTTATATTGCGCTACAGCGTCGCCAGACGCCTTGTAAGGGTCTGGGAAGAGCTGGTCGAGCAAACCATAAGCCCGAGGCCCGAAATCATTGGACGCCACATACTGCGGCTGCTGCGGGTCTTCCTGGTCGTCCAGTAAGCCGCGAATAAAGCCAGATGCGTCCATTTTCAGCCTTCAGAAATTAGCCACATTTCATGGAAAAGATCCCCTCAGAGGGAGACCACCATGAAAAACCAAGCGCTCGCCGCCATCGCCACCGGCATGCTTCTGCTCGCCGGATGCACATCCCAGCCAACGCAAGCCGAGCTGGAACTCAAAGCATACGACCGGGTTCTGGCCGAGAAGGTCGAAAAAAAGCAGATGAGCGTCGCCGAGGCAGATCTCGCTCGCCAGCAATACGCCGGAGCCTTGAGAGCGCGCGAAAGCAACATCGCCGCCTCATACGGCGTCGCAAACCAAGGCAACGCCTACGCGCAGAACTCCACAGCTCTCACCGGCCTCGCTCTCGTGTGCGCAGGGCAAGGTGGTCGTCGCTGCTAGTTAGAGCCACGACAATCTGACGGAACCCAAACGCTGCGAGTACGGTTACAGATTTCTTGGATAAAACACCGGGAAAACAGGCATTTTCGTCCAAATTTTGTGTAATTTTTTAGCGATTTGATTTTTTTCGCTAAAGGTAAAGAAGCAGAGAGGAGGGATGCTCCTGCAGCCGCCCCCGCCGGTGGTCAGCCCCCAGGGGGGCCGAGCGGCCCCGGTCGTCCAGGTGGCTGCCTGCCCGACGCATATCTCGTGGAGTATATCGCAATGCATTGATCGCATTGCATAAGCACTCCCCTCGCAAGGGAGTTACCTCGGTGTGACGTCCTTGTAGTCTGTCTCTATCTGCTTGGCCTGTCCTGCCAGGCGCAGCAATGCGTCAGCGTGAGCCACAGCCACATTGACGTTCTGATTGATGTCCACCTGCGTCTTCACCCCGTAACGGCGATACAGCAGGCTTCCTATGACCTTCCAGCGCGCATCGATGCGAACGCGAGCGCGATTGGCGTCCTCGTCGGTGTCGGCGATCTCGATGAGCTGATCAGCCCAGAGTTCAGCGCGATCTTCCTGAGCGCGCGCGACCTCGGCCCGGAAGCGTTGGCTCTCCTCCGTGTCGCCTCTCGTCCATCTCGCAAAGGCTGATGTGCTTGGCACGATGCCTTCTTCGACGAGCTTGCTCAGATGTGCGCCGCCTGCGATGCGGTTGCAGATCTCCTTGCCCAGCTCCTCTGTGAAGCCTGACGGTCTTCCTGTCTTCTTCTCTACAGCTATCTGGTTCTGGGTAGCGTTGTGTTCAGGCGCCCGAAAATTTGAGGAGGCTGTCCTCTTAGGCTTTCCGGGGCTTTGCGCCTGCTTTGCTGCCGGCTTGCTTGCCGTCGCCTTTGCCAGCAGTCGCTCAGTCCGGCTTAGCCCCGCCGAGGTTGCCCTCAGCTTTTTGGCTGGCTCAGTCATGCGTTGTTGCCGTTCTCTAGTGGTTGGTTGCGGCCCCGCCTGCCGAGGTCAGGCGCCCGGAGATCGGCGCGCAAACGAGGCCGCAGTATTCTCTGGTGGAGATGTCTAGCGGTGTCTGTATGCCCTCAGATCATTGCCACCTTTGTGACAGCGAAGGCAGATCAGACAGGCGCCCAGAAATGTAAAAGACCAGCGAGGTTGCCCCCACTGGCCGATACTAACATTGGACGCCGCGTTCTGGAGGAAACGCTGACGGCGCATGAGCGCCGCTTCGCATAAAGTCTCATTAAGCCCGACCGCCGTCAATTACCCTGACGTCTGCCGCTGTTAATAACCGCGCCGACGTAATTGCCCTGGCCGTCATAGATCAGCGTGTTCTGCCCAGCCGGAGCCGTCGAGCCGATGTAGTCGCCGTTCCGACCATAGATGAAATTGTTCTGACCAGCCGGCTGCATATTGCCGAGGTAGTCGCCGTCTGCGCCGTAGAATTGAGCGGTCTGCGCCAGCGCCGGCGTAGAGATAAACGTGAGTAAAATGATTAACTTGCGCATGTTATTCCCCGTGTTTCTGACCTGTGGTATTGATACCATTGTCTCAATAGGATAACAAGAGCAAATGATGATTACACCCGCTCAGATCCGCGCCGCCAGGCATCTCCTCGTTATGAAGCAGGACGAGCTGGCCCAACTGGCCGGTGTATCTATCGCCACGCTCAAGCGCGCTGAGAGCGAGCGAGAGGTGCCGATCAGCGAGGAGACCCTCCACCTGATCAAGGAGACGCTAGAGGCGAACGGCGTCATCTTTCTTGGCATGACCGGCGTTCGCGTCGCCGATTAGCTCCCGGCGCCGGATCTCGCGCTGAATATACCAGACAGCCTTCCTGAGATCCTCAACCGCGTCGCCCTTGAGATCCGCCCGCCAAATGTATTTTACCGCATTGCCCAGACAGAACCCCATGTGTTCGGTGATCTGGATGCACTCAATACCGCTGTTGTGGCCCATGTAATGAGGCGGGCTATTGACCATATCTGCCATTGGATAGCTCCCTGATCGTTCTCGCCTGCTTCAACAGCATGGCATCAGCTTCTCTTAGCTCCCCCCGTAGTTTCTCATTCTCGGCGCGGAGACGCTCAATTTCACGCTGCGCCCACCATTCAGCTTCACTTTTTGCACTGTGAACGCTCAAAATATGAGCTTCTAACGTAGCTGCGGACGTAGAGGCATATTGTTTATGCTCGTCACTCATCCCCCGTCTCCTTCAATGCTGCGGCGGCGGCGCGGTCGCAAAGTTCGCCTGTTGCGGCCATCAACTTCGCCCGTAGCTTCTCGATTTCCCGCGCCTGCTTATGGATCAACGACAAAGCCCGCAAAACCAATCCCGCTTCTTCGCCATATCCCTTGCCTGCAAGCCAATCGTCCAGCAGGTCAAGGTCGTGGGTAATGTCGTCACTCATCTACCGTCTCCCTACTGGCAAGCCAGCTTCTCTTTAATCACCGGCATGCGCCGGCGAACCGAGACCTCTTTCATGCCCAGCTCTGCGCCTATCTCCGCGATCGTCTTTCCAGCCGAATGCATCTCCCAGACCTTCGCCTCGATTGGCGTCAGCTGGTCGACCGGCGGCTTCGTGTTCAGCTTTGCGCCCGTTTTGATGCTCATCTCCAATATCTCCTGACCCTGTGGTGACGCCGATGCCGGCGCGGTTTCTCTGGCTCGGCGACAGGCTCTTCGACCCTCGCCTCCTCAATCTTTTGCGTTGTCTGCGGGCATGCCTGGTAGACGACCTCTGCCGGCGGCGGCTTCAGGACATACGCGGTCGCGATTTTGCGGCTGACCTTGTAGGTCTCGCATCGATCCGCTCGGGGCGTGTCGACCTGGTAGAAGATCACGCCAGCGCCGATGAATACCCCGACACCCAGATATGCGATGTCTATGGGCTTCATTGCGCCGCCAGCTTTTCTTTGATGATGTGAAACCGGACGGCGATCGATCGCGCGTTAATGTTGCCGATCGTGTCGGCGATCTCCTTCCAGCTCAGCCCCTGCTGCTTCAGCTCAAGGATCCGCTTTTCGTAATCGGTCAGGGCCGACGGATCTGCGTAGCGCCTGTCGTGATTTATCTTCGCCATTATCGTCCCCTCACAGATCCTGCTCTTGAGACTTTGGATTTCGAGGCTGAATTTTCAAAACAGCTTCGACAACATACCAAGCGATTTTCCCGTTGTGCCTTCGTGACCCGTTGTTCATTTTTGTTCTTCGCTGCAGAAATGTTCCGAATTGATTTTTTACGATCCTGTCGCCATTAGGCAGCATTTCAATAGAAATATTCATTTCACACTCCACGCCCTTTTTGACGGCCCTTTCCGACCGCGATCAGACCAAAATGTGTGTTGATTGCATCAAGTGCTTCGCAAAGCCTGCCAGACAAATATCCATGCGTCCGCGAGCTTCCTGGCGCATGAACTCCACGCCATTTGCTGGCAACATCCTTGAGACTTTTGCTTTCACCACAGATGCTGACGAGAATGGCGTAACCTATCATCCCCACCCCTGCGACGGTTGAGGCCTCAGAGAGCCATTTATGGGCCTCCTGCATGCGCTCTGTTAGCGGCTCAGCACTCAAGCCGCCGTCAACGCGAATGCGCGAATAGTCGATCGATTGTGAGGATCCGAGCATTGCCGCCTCATACCGGCGCCGGAACTCGTTCGCCGCGATCAACTGGTCGTCGTCGATCACCCGCTGATGGTGCAGGTAGCTGATCGAATGCTCGCGAGCGTTTCGGACGACGGTGATCTTTTTGTCGCCCTCGAACGGATCGACAGCCTCGCCGGCGATCAGAACCTGCTGACGAGATCCGGCGAGCGTGATTGGCGGCGGCTTGCGTCGGCTCATGGCGCGACCTCCATGAATGCCTTGATCATTTCTGCCGCGAGCGGCGGGACGATGGCGTTGCCATAACCCCGCAAGCGTCCCACCCTGCCGGGAACCCCATCAACCAGCAAACGAACTCCGGGTTTAGCGCGCCGCGTTTTTCCATCGGCGCCTGTGAGCCATTGATGGTCTGTCCAGAAATTGTTGCCATCTGACCAAGCGTCAGACCAAACCCGTTTCCGTTGTTGTGCTTCGCCTTCATGGCATCGCGTCTCTCCAGTAGCTTCTTCGGATCTCCCCCATCGAATTGATTGGCTGTCGGCGTCGGCCATGTCGCAGCCGCCAACCCGTTCAACAATAATTCCCCGCTCCTTGCTCCGCTGCGATGTTTCCTGCCACCCATCACATCCGCCACCGTTGGCGTCGGCCATGTCGAATGCGTCACCGCTTGCACGTTGAGCGCTTGGCTGTTCCTCAAAAATTGAGATGGCCCTGCCGTGTTCTCGCTGTCCTGCACAGTCGGCGTTGACCATGTCGCCAGCGCCTGCGTCGCCAATCCATCCCCGCTCGTCGCTGATAATCCCTTGCGGTTGTAGTTCCCGCATAGCGTTGGGGTGGCCCACGGCGCACCAGTAGAGGCGCTGTCGGATGTGCGGCGCATCGACGGCGCAAGCCGGTATATCAACCGCCCCTGCGGCGTAGCCTTCTCCTTCCAGATCAGCGGCAACTCCGTCGAGCCAATCGTATCCAGCTTTGCCCGCAACCTGTTCGCCCATGACGACATCAGGTCGGCATTCGGAGATGAGGCGGAAGAAAATAGGCCAAAGGTGTCGCTCGTCGGATTTGCCTTTGCCTTTGCCGGCGACGCTGAACGGTTGACACGGACATGAGCCTGTCCAGATTTCCCTGTCGTCGGGCCATCCAGCAAGTCGAAGAGCGTGGCTCCATCCGCCGATGCCAGCGAAAAAATGGCATTGTCGATAGGCTCTGAGATCATCAGCTCTAACATTGATAATTGAGCGCTCATCAACATCGCCTTCCGGTATCAGCCCTGCTTCAATCAGCTTGCGCAGCCATGCGGCGGCGAATGGATCAATCTCGTTGTAGTAGTTCGCCATGCGCTTACTCAGCCGCCTGCGGGAATGCGCGAGCTAGATACGCCTCAAGCTCGGGGCTGACGTCGATCACGCGCTTAACCTCGTGATTGCTGCCAGGGCCGTGCTTCTCCAACCAACCAGACGCGCGGCGGCGCTCGGCGACAGGGTTAGTGCGACCGGACGGGACGTATGCGTCGACTGTCCCGTTGCTGCTCTTCAGCTCGGCGAGCAGACCCTGGAATTTTTTCTGCATGCGCTCGCGCTCTTCGGGAGATCTGGTAGATCGATCGGGAGGCGGTAGCTGTTTGCGGCTTTGGATCTGCTTATGCTGGATCTCGGCGCAGCGGTCGTAGATCTCGCCGGCGCTCGGCGCGAACCTGGTTGATCGTTTGCGGAACGTGTCGCAGGCTTCAGCCAGAACGGACGGCGAGAAGGTCGATAACGTCTCCAGGTAAGCGGCTGTCATCGTAGCCGCCGTCTCCTCGCTCGCCCCGATTGTCGAGGGGAAGCAAACGAACAGCTTCATCAAAATTGCGGCTTTCTCGTCCATTTTTAAGTCCCATCGATTTTGCGAGCAGCGAAGCGAACCCACCCTTTTGGTTTTGGCTCGGCGTTGAGGAGATCTCTGCCGGCGCATCCTCCCAGCGACGTTGGTTCAGGAACGTCGCCGGGTTCAGCCACGGGCGATCCGGTGGTTTGTCGCGGATGTAGCGATCGATCCCGAGCAGGATCGCCTCGATCTCGCCGGAGCATTTCGCGAATGCTTTCTCCGCAGCCGGCTTGCCGACCTTGTGCGGCCACCGACGCCAAAACGCATCGAAGGCGGCGCGGACAGCGAGCGAGCGCGCATCGCGCGCGGTTTCGGTGGGGGTGGAGATAGGGGGGTTATTTTCTTTAGAGGGGGTTATAGGGGGAGACCTTTCTTTTAGGGGGGAAAGAGGAGGGGGAGGGTCACGCGTGACTAACGTGACATCACGTGACGTCACGTGACATTCCGTGACATCCTCCTTTGCTTTCGCCCTGCGACGACGCTGGCGCTCGGCGTCATTCGCTCGTCTACCGGCTAACCCATCTTGATCTTGCTGTTTGAATTGACGCGCGACCTCGGCCATCTGCTCTGCGGAGCAGCCAGCTGCAGCCATAGCGATGATCGTGTCGGCGAGGCTCATGCGTCGTCTCCAGGCCAAACGTGGTCGAAATCCCGCAGCTGCTTCTCGCGATCCATCTTCAGAAACAGATCGTCTGTCGGATACTCAGGATCCCCTGCCCCAGCCCAGCAGTAGACGCTGCCGACAGCCGCGCTCCGGTCTTCGTCGTGCAGATACTGCCAGCCCAGCCGCTCCCAGGCGGCGCGGTCGTGGTGAGCGACGAATGCGATTGCGTGATGCTTCTTCACAGGTCGTCCCTCAAGCGCTCGCGCAGCTTCGACCGGAACCGGTTCTCGGCCTGCTTGTTGAACTCGGCTATTTTCTCGGCGACATAATCGCGCTGCGATCCAAGCTGCTCTGCGATCAGATCAGCCTGCGACCTTGGTGGCAGCTGGTGACGGCGCAGAATGTGGATTGCTGCGTCGAGCGCCGCGAGCTGTGTCTGGAGGGAGTAGCGCGCCATCAAACCCCCCAGTAGGTGTAGGTCGGGAGGTTCGTGCGCAGGCTCACCGCGTGGATGATGCCTATCACCTCTTCGTTGCCGGTGAGGACGAGGTCGTGGATCTTGTGAACCGCGTATACGACTGTGGAGTGATCGCGATTAAAGATCTTACCGATGCCTGGCGTCGCGTGTTTCGTGTGCCGGTAGATCAGGAACATCGCCACCTGACGCGGGATGGCGAGCTTCTTCCAGCGACGACAGCCGTAGAGATCTCCCGGCAATAATCCGCAATGCGCCTCGACCGCCTGAACGATCTGCTTGACCTTCAGCGCGACAAAAGCCTTCTCGGCGCCGGGAATAGGCGCAAGAGGTTCTTGTTCCGGTTCTGGCTCCGCAGGCTCAGCCGGCACGGCCATCAAGACAGGGCGAGCTTTCTGCTTCGCCTGCGCATTGAGCCGGGCGCGACGCTCTTGGTGGCGTCTGTGCATCTCCAGAACAGCGGCGGAAACCATCTTATTTTTCTCCCCGTGATTTTATTGAGATCAGCATCTCCTCGACGTTGCCGCGTTCGATCGACACCTTGTCGGCGTAGCGATCATCGACGACGACGCCACAGGCGACGACGATGTCCTCGGTTGCTTTAATTCGATTGGAGATGTCGCCGCGCGTTGCCGCCGGGATCACGATCGTCATCTCGTAATAGCCAGGAATGTGCGGGACGCGCTGCTCAGACAGACGCTCAGAGGCCTCCCGCGACCATGCGAGATAGTCCTTAGTCTTGGCCCTAGCTGCTTTGCCTCCACGCAGAAACGCGACAAACAAACGATTGGCAGTCGGCGCCAGTGGCAGCGAGAACGTCGTCTCGGTGGCGATGTTTCTGCCGTGGATCGGTGGTGCAATCATTGACGCCGCCTTGAAGAAAAAGGGCGGGTATCGTGCTGTTCAAACGATACCCGCCAGTGCCTGCGCAGAAAGGGAGGAAACGAAACCCGCGCAGGTGTCCCTATTCGTTGACGACCTTCTTCTTCCGATCCCAGCGCCACAGGCTGAGATCAGCCGCCAAGCCTCGCTTGAGCAGCTCCTGAGAGATCGTCGGAAAAGTGTGAGGAGGTAGGAGATTGGCTCCGCGCCAATTCCCGATGGCTGACTGACCGACACCCAGGATCATGCAGGCGGCTCTAGTGCCACCCAGCGCCTCGACGACGTCAGCAACGGTGTAAAGTGATTTGCCCATAACCCAAGATAACAAGCTAGTTGTTATCTCGCAAGCGGCTAGGTATTCTTCCTCAACAAAATTTTTGTGGACGAGGTGGCGTTTACCATTTATTAACCAAGCCCATGAGTAACGAGTTTAGCCCCAAGGCGATCGGCAACCGCCTGCGCTTCCTGCGGGAGGCAAAAGGCGTCAAGCACCAGACGGTGATGGCGAAGATGGTGGGGGCGTCTCAATCCAGATATTCGAACTGGGAGAACGGCATCGGGGTCATCCCGGTGGAGTTCGCAGTTAAGATCTGCTCTCTCACCGGGGCCACGTTGGATTTCATTTATATAGGCAACGTCTCGTCTTTACCGATGCACCTGGCGTCCAGGTGGGCGGAGGCGCCAACCGGCCTACTCGCCAGCGCGGACGCCTGAATAACGCTGTCTTTGAAGATCCAGCCGTCAATAAGTTCCCCCAGCATCGCGTAGACCCGGCGCGCCGTCATCTCGTCGTCAGGCAGCTGGGTTGCCAGCGTCATTGCCTGCATTCTCAAATCTCTATCCAGCATCCAGCCCTCCACTCACTATAGAACAATCCGAGAACGTAACACGTTTTCTGATGGAGGCGCAACATATACGCATTGTTAATAGTAATCAAATCTTTTGTTATTCTGTATTGACATAACAACTCAGTTGTTAGACCCTACGCTCACAAATCACCGGAGAGCGTAATGACTGACATCCAGCTTGCCACGCTGCTATTCGCGGCCCCATTCCTGGCGCTTAGCGCCATTTATGCAATCGGCCTCTTTGTCGTGGCCCGTATCGACGAGGCGCGCTGATGCGCCTCGTCGGCCCCTTCCCCTTCATCGCCAGCGGCAAAATGCGCGTCGGCTTTCACCGCACCGCAAACGGTCCGACCATCTGCTTTTACGATGCTGATGGCTCCTCTCTGGACGAGGTCAGCATTCGTATCCCGACGACAGATGAAAACATCGTCAGAGCTTATGAGGAAGCTGTTCGCGCCTTTAACGTCAAACTGTCAGCGGCTCTCGCGAAGGAGGCCGCATGAAGCATTCAGAAGAATGGCATGCGTTTCGGCGCCAGGGCATCGGCGGATCAGACGCAAACACCATCATGGGCGGGGATCCTGAAAAGATCCTGCGCCTGTGGAAAGAGAAGCGCGGCGATATTGAGCCGGAGGATCTGTCGAAGGTTCTTCCGGTTCGCATGGGCAGCTTCACCGAGCCGCTAAACATCCAATGGTTCGAGGAACAGACAGGCAAGGTCGTTACTCACAACGGCGACCAGCGCGTTTCTGACGAGCATCCATTTATGCGCTGCACATTGGATGGCATGGTCGGCGACGACTGCGTGTTTGAGGCAAAGCATGTCTCGGCATTCGCCAGGGAGGATGAGATCCTTGGCAGATATTTCCCGCAGCTACAGCACAACATGCTCGTCACAGGCGCAAATTTTGCGATCCTGTCGGTGTTTTACGGGACGCTGAAATATGAGCTGGCTCAAGTCAGCGCCGAGCCGATCTACCAAGCGCAGCTTGTCGAGGCTGAGCGCCGGTTCTGGGAGTGCGTTCAGAGCGGCGAGCCTCCGGTAGCCGTCGAGATCAAAACTCCCGTTGAGGCGATCCGCAAGGTGGATATGTCCAGCAGCAATAGCTGGGTTTTCCACGCCACCAGCTGGGTCAGCAACAAGACTGCCGCGAAAGCATTCACCGACGCATCCGCTGAACTGAAAAAGCTGGTCGAGGACGACGTCGTCGAGGCTTACGGCGCCGGCATCCGCGCCAAGCGAAGCAAGAGCGGCAGCATTACAATTTCGGAGATGAAATAATGAAAACCAGCGAGCAAACCGACAAGATCGATGCGGCCTTGGCAAAGGCGCAGGCCGAGCTGGAGAACCCGACCAAAGATGCGGTCAATCCGCATTTCCGCAGCAAATACGCCACGCTGGATGCGGGGCTGAACATTGTGCGCGGCGTCCTGTCCAAGCACGGGATCTCCGTGACGCAGCCGACGTCCTTCGCTGATGGATACCTGATCCTCTACACCCGCCTCGCTTTCCAGGGGCAATGGATCCAGTCGGAGTATCCCGTCTGTCAATTCCCGGTGAAGCAGCAGGAGATGGGCAGCGGCCTCACCTACAGCCGCCGCTATAGCCTCTTCTCAATGGTTGGCATTGCCGGCGAAGAGGATGACGACGCTAACGCTGCGACGTCTCCGGCAGCTGCCCCAAAACGCCCTGCCAAGGCCGAGACCGTTGAGCTGATGTCGGTCGCTGATAGCGCCCGCGAGCGAGACACGTTGCTCGCCAGCCTGACGCTCTGCGCCTCCCGCGAGGCTCTTCTGCAATGGTCTAACAGCACCTCTGCGCTTCGCGAGCGCATGCACCGCGCCGACGTCGAGGTTCTTCAATCCGCATTCAAGGATCAACAAGCCGAACTTAAAGGAAAGGCTGCGTAATGTCAGACTATGATAACTCCAACACCGGCGTTTTGTTCAAGAACGATCGCAAGACTGAAGAGAAGCACCCGGATTACACCGGCTCCTTCTACGACGCTGTCGGCGGCGAATATTTCTGCGACGCCTGGATCAAGAAATCCAGCAAGACCGGCGGCACGTTTCTCTCGTTCCGGGTGAAGCCAAAACAGGCCCGCAAGGAGGCTGCGCCGCAGTATGACGCTCGCCCTTTGTCCCAGGAGCTGGACGACGAGGTTCCATTTTAATCGGCAGGCGCATGCATTTCGGAGAATGATGTGACGAGAGCGTCAATGACATTGCGCACCAAAGACGATCGGCTGCGCGCGTCGAACTGGGTGCAGAAAGCACCGCCAGGCACCCGTCTGGAGTTCAAGGCGCCGCGCCGGTCTCTGCCGCAAAACGATCTGCTCTGGCAGCGTCTCACAGACGTCGCCAGGCAGAAGCCTGAATATTACGGCCACCGGATGACGGCGGAAGACTGGAAGGATGTGTTTGTCGCAGCTCTGCGCAAGTGCCGCATGCTGCCGGGAATTGACGGCGGCATCGTGCCTGTCGGTCTGCGCTCCAGCGATCTGACGAAAGAAGAGTTCAGCGATCTGCTGGATCTGATCAGCCATTTCGCCGTCAACAATGACATCAAGCTGAGCGACGAAGAAAATAACTGAGGAGGCAATGATGATAATAAAATCAATAAAAAGATATTGGAATGCTTTCCTGTCATTCTTTGATCAGCATAAAAGCCTCAATCCGGCGCATGTAGCGGTTATTGCAAATGACGTTGTTAAAGAAGCGGAAACAAATCAGCCTAAAGCACTAAAAAAGGACTTGCTGGACAATCTTGATGCATATTTTAAATACATAAAACAAATGCGGAAATTAGATCCAAAATCTTATGAATTTTACAGGAAACTTGGCGGCCAACTTATCGTTGGAGAGGATGCGCAGCAAACATTGCATCAATGGGCATCTTTACCAACCCGCTGGCTTTATACGCGCCCTTCATTTGGATGCGTAATGGTTGAAGAGGATCCGGCTTCTTATCGAGAAAGCTCATATATGAGATTTGCTTATTTCAGAAAGCACACCAACTACGTTGAAAACGTCCAGCCCGTTCCAGTTGATGGAGACATATATATTGTCAGCACGGTTCATTCTTTCAAATTAAAAAACGATAAGGAAGAGCGTGATGCTTTAATCCAATTCCCTGTTTTGATCACAAAAGACAACCAATGCAAAATATTGTTGATGAAACAAAATGACAGATTAGTAATCAACAGTAAGCGTCCCGGCGGCCATAAAGGCACATATACAGTTCACAGGTCAAAGTGGGCGCTACCAGAATGGGCATTGATTGAGGCCAAAAAGAAAAAGAAGACGCCAGAGGAGATAATGTTAAGCAGCTTTTATTTTGCTGCTCAATTATTCGAAATCGCACAACATCAAATGATTGATGTGAGAGCTACAAAAGGAAACATATGCGCCAGATTTAATATTAAAGGCGATGTTACCGCTGGTCTTTTTAGGGATCGAGAAATTGTTGGCAACCGCAAGAAGAAGATATTTCACTCAGTTAAGCCGCACATCCGAAGCAATGGAGCGGTTATAAAAATGCATTTTCGGGGTGAGCGTAAATTCACATGGAATGGCTATTCCATAGCGATCACCGTGCCTGGAAAAGATTATGCAGCCTTTATGCCAGAAATGACGTTTTCTGCGGTTGATTACAAAGAAAACGAAATCGTTCATGACGATATGGTCGACATGCAAGAGGTCTCGAACAAACTGGTAAATTACACCACAAAGGCAGTGGCGTGAGCGATGTCGGAACCACAGAACGCAAACGTCTTACACCTACACAACGTCTCAAGCTGTTTGAGCGACATAAAGGCATCTGCGCTTTATGCGGTCTACAAATCCGTTCTGGAGAGAAATGGATCGACGAACACCTCCGCGCCCTCGGCCTCGGAGGAACAAACGACGACGACAATCGGGCGCCAGTTCATGTGGCGTGTGCAAAGGCTAAGACAGTTGAAGAGGATCTCCCTCGCATCGCAAAAGCGAAACGCTCGAAAATGGCTGCCTTGGGGATTAAGCGCGACGATCGACAAAAAATCCAGTCGCGGGGCTTTCCAAGGGCTGAAAAACAGGCGCGCGTAGAGAAGCAAAAACTACCACCAAGGAACTTATACAAATGAACGGGGTCGTCTTCATGTTGACCAAAGAGCAGCGCGAAAGGCTGAAGCCGGCGTTCGCTCTCTACGAGAAGATCGGCGCCGCTATTGGCTCCTCGAAAGGGCAGGATGTTCTCAACGCCTTTGCCCTCCTTATGGCCGCCAACTGTTCGGCCAGAGATTACGAGATCTCGGAGATCATTGACTACCTAGAAGATGCGACTGAGGAGGTTTTCCGCGCGATCGTAATCAGCGGCGAGATCAAGGAAACCAACGTCGTAGACATCAATGATTTCATGGCGCCCTGCAATAAGAAGGAAGGGCATTGAACCAAATGTATCAAGCAGGATAAATAAGATGGTCGACTTTCTGACAATGAGCGAGGTCGCTGAGAAGATCCACGTTTCCAAGCGCTGGCTGCAAGAGTTTCTGCGCGGTCAGCCGATCGGTCGAAAGGCCGGGAGACAGCGTCTTTTTACAGAAGCCGACGTAATTGAAATCTACCGGAGATTACCTCAATGCCCCTCAAGCTCCATCCGCCTAGAGAAGGCAAAACGCCAAACTATCAAATACGCGGCACCTACAGAGGCATCAGAATTGACCTTACTTCTGGCTCGTCTAACGAAAAAATCGCCAAACAGCGGCTCAAAGAAATTGAGCGAGACATCGACGACCGGATCAAATGTGGTCGCATTGCCAAAGCCAATGGCCCAACATTCGTCAACGCGGTGAATAGATACCTGAACACCGGCGGCGAAGATCGGTTTTTGAAGCAGCTGGTGGGTTATTTCGGGTCGACGTTGATTACGGAAATCACGCAGGAGATGGTCGACGATGCGGCTATCACCTTATTACCGAAAGCAACGCCGGCTACCCGCAATCGTCAGGTCTACACCCCGATCAGCGCGATCCTGAAGGCCTCGCGCGTCAAAACGCAGTTCGATCGCCCCAAAGGCAGCAAAGGCACGCCGAGGACATTTTTCTTTGAGCCTGCAGAGGCTGAGCGCCTGATCACTGCGGCGACAAAGAACAATCAGGAGTTCGGCATATTCCTGCAGCTCTTGCTTTACACAGGCCTGCGCTTGTCCGAGGGGCTTGATTTACAGGTTCGGCATCTCAGCCTGTCGGAAGGTCGGGCTTACGTTGAAACGACCAAGAATGGCTTGCCGAGAACCGTTCATTTGCCGGCGCCGCTAATTGCAGCCCTGTCTGCGCACCCGCGCGGGTTGGATCGCATCGGTAAGGTTTTCCGGTTCTGCAAAGGCGGTCGGATATACAGATGGCTAGACGAGGCCGCGCGTGAGGCAAAGGTGTTTATCCCTGACGGCGTCAGCTTTCACGCATTCAGACACACCTACGGAGCTTATATGCGTCGCTACGGAAACCTCGACACATCAGGTCTCGTCGCGTCTGGCGCATGGCTCAGTCACGACGCTGCGCGCAGATACGAACACGTTGATGTAAGCGCCGCTGCGAGAGCGTCAGATATGTTCCCAATAATCAGCGTATGTGGAAATATCGTAAAATGATGCATAAGCTATTGGAATTGCTGGGAATACTGGAGCCTTCACACGGGAGGGGTCACAGGTTCAATCCCTGTGCCGCCCACCATCAAAACCCCAGCAAAACCAATACTTACGGCGAGAACAAAAAAATCGCCGAACGCAGGCCGGCGCAGCCAAAAGCGCCCAAATGCGGAACAAACTGGTGGAAAACTCGTGGAGTACGGTGGAGCCGGGCGTGGTTTGTTCTGCGCAAGATCCGCCGGCTCTTCTCCCCGATCCCGATAATCACCGGCGCCCGTCACTGGGGTTCGCCGGGCGTCCATAACCCCCGCCGGGCCGGTCGCCCGCCGCGCGTGAGGGTTCGCATCTCCCTGGGCGGCCAGGAGATGACAGAATGAGCTTTGAGGCGATTATCAACGACCAGCGCGCGATCTCTCGCCTGACGGTCGCCATTAACTCAATCGTGGCCCAGCAGGTCTTCGATGGCCGGGCCAACAAGCCCTGGATCTACGACGACACCCAGCGCATGCTCGGCGTCGCCTGGAACCTCGACCTAGCGGCTCTCTCCCCTACCCAGCAGGGCGGGGATCATTACGGCCTGGTGAGCGAGACGCAGGCGCCGGCCAACCCCAAGCTCGAAGCTCTCAGCAAGATCATCTCCGACCAGCTGGAGACGATCGAAGAGAAGCCTGCCAAGCGTAAGGCTGCAGCATGAAAGCAGCCCTCGAAATCATAGAGGCGGCGGCGATCGTGTTTGTGATCGGGCTGATCATCATCCTCGGCGTGGCGGCTATAGTTCACACGTTTCTCGACCCGCCAGAAACAAAAAAAGCCCGGCTAGAGTTTCCTCCAGCCGGGTATCTCTGCCCCCTCAATGCCGAGGGGAAATGTTTAGCGCGTTAGTCAGTAAGGGCGGGGGCGCTGATCCAGCGCCTTCCGCAGCGCCATGACCTCTTCCCGCAGATCTTCTATTTCGCTCGTCAGGTCTTTGACCCTGGCCTCATAGCCAGCAATCAGAGCCTGAAAGTGCCTGGTTATACTGTCGAGCTGAGCGGCATCAGCTTCGATCTCTAGCTTGTTTGCCTCTGCGGCCATCTTTTTTTGCCCTGCGATGTAGCCAATGGCGCCACCGGCGACAGGGACTAGGTATGGCGTCACATATTCGCGGATCGCGTCAATCAGACGCTGGCCCTCTTCTGAGATCATTTCTTGCCCCACCCGCATATTTTGCCGACCGCGTTGTGCTGTTTGATCTGCGCCACTGTTTTGGGAGTATCGCGCGTTGACCAGTAGATTGGCCGTGCGGCATCGCAAAACGCGAGCGCATTAGTCGTCGGGGCGGGTAAACTCGTCGACTGACATGACGCTGCCGGGATTGCGCTCAAGAGCAGCGCGAACAGCTTCGCGGATCTCAACGGATTTGTGGGCGGCATCGACCTGGGCCTTTAGATTTTCGAGCTGCTGTGCGGTCTTGGCGAGATCGACCATCTGCTTCTGGTTCAGATAATCGAAGAGCTTGCCGGCGACCGAGAACAGGCCGCCGAGAAGCTGAAGGATCCAGACAATCACAGCGACTTATTGCCGCCGGTGACGTTCCAGTCCTTCGCCTGGACGAGGCCGACGCCGACGAGTGCCGCGACCACATCATCGATGTTGATCGTCTTCGTCTGCCAAGCATTCCAGGCGACCGCGAGCAGCGCGAGGATGCCGGGGATCGTGGTTTTCCAGCTGGTAAGCATATTTATCTCCTAGTTGCAGGGGTTAGAGGTTCGATCGCGAGCGATGCACTCAGCGTATTTTGCCGTTTCGCAGCCGGTTAGAAACGCGGCGCCGACAATGATGCAGGCAAGCATCGCAAGCGCGATGATTGTGTGAGCGAGTTCTTTGATCATGCGAGCTTCGTCGGAGGTTGTTTCCCAGCGCGGAGCTGGGCGAGCGTCAGACCGCCCGTCCACTGGAAATGCGGATACTCACGAAACGTCTTCCAATCGCCGGCCCATTCCAGGCCTACGCTCTTGCCAATCTGGCCGAGGCGCTGGAACGTGCGCAGATCGTTCCACATCGCTTTGCCGTTCACGAGCGGGACGACGTCAAACGCGAGCCGGTAGTTGTGCCAGGATTGTCCCGCTTTCGCGTTTGTAACAATACGGCCTGCTTTTGTGCGGCCCTGCGCATAAAGAGCGTTCTGGCTCTCACCATCACGATAAGTGCTAGTAACCAGGACATCGATGCCCTCCTTCTTCGCAGCGGCGATGAATTTCTTCGCCATGTCCTGAACGACAGGATTGAGGTCTGCGAGATTACGCGAATTGATCATGGGAGTTCCGCCATAAGCATGCGCATCGTGATGTAGAAAACGCGCAATAAAAAAAGGGCCGCACCAGCGAGGCACAGCCCTTTGATGAATTGGATCTCGTCGTCCGGCATTGACGCTAGTCGAGGAGACCTCGAACAGCCGCCGCGCCGCCAATGCCACCAAGAGGTCGCGTCATTGTTCTGACGCCTCTCTGGATCGCATTCGGAGGAGGAAGAACGGGTCGCCTCGTTCCTCCAGCGCGAACCACCCGCATCGCCTCATTGACGTTGCGTTTCGTCAGCTGGTCGCCAAGAACTTTGGCGCCATGCGTGACGCCCGTGACCGCAAGCGCAATCTCCGGGTAATCGTGGAGGATTGAGCCGAGAGCGAGAGCCGACACCGGGCCTTTCAGCGGAGAGTAGTTTCCGATCTTGCGCGCAAGGTTCTCAGCCGTATTGCCGCGAACGCCGACCTGCATCGCTGCGTTTTCGTCCGGCGTATAGTTGCCCATGCCGTGGCGTTCCCAGACCTGGCGCAGGTTCTGGCGCATGGCGTTGTTGATGTTGCCGCCTGAGTAGGTCGAGCCTGCGCGGTTCTGAGCGCGCCACATGGCGTCGTCCAGCTCATTGGCCTTGGAATATTGGCGCCAATGCTTGTTGCCTTCTGCCAGGTTTGCCGCCGAGACCTTGCCGTCGCCGCCGACGAAATGGTGGCTGGCCGGGTTCGTCAGGAGGTTGTCGAACTCGTCCATTAACAGCGAGCCAAACCGCGCTTCGTTGTCGTCGTCGCTGCGGCGGATGTTTTGGATCATGTTGCGGACGTTTTGGATCTGCGTCGGGGTCGGCTTGCCGAGACCCATCGCCTCCATCTGCCGGAGTTTGTCCAGCTCGCGCATCACGCCGACAGGTTTCGACGTTATAGATGACGACCAGCCCTCAGACTGCAGCTTCTTCATAAGCGCCGTGCGCATGTCGTCGATGAATGCGGGCGTGTATCTGCCGCCGGAGTTCTCGAAGGCGCCGTAAAATTTCTGCGCCGTATCTTTCAACGATTGCGTTGACGGCGATCGCGCCACCCGCTCAGCGGCGTTGGTGTAAGCCGCTAGGCGATTGGCTGCTGCGCCCAGGCCGTGACCCGCCGCGCCGCCGACAGCGCCGACGAGCGAACCTTTCAGCATCTGGTCAGGCATCTCGGCGACCGTGTCTGCATCGCCACCAGCCTGAACTGCGCCCGTGATTGCGCCGGCGCCCATGCTGTTCTTCAGCGCTTCCCAGTTGGCTCTGGTGGCCGCAGGAGCGACCGCAGTGCGCGGGGTCACAGATCCAGCAAGAGCCGGCAATGACGCGCCAGCGGCCTCCGCTGTGACCGGAAGAGCTGCTGCAGGCTTGGAGAGCAGCGGAACGGCTGTCTTGACCGCTTTGCCGCCGGCCTGGAGACCGCGCAGAGCGGAGAATATCTCACCACCTGCGATCGACGCCGGGATGGATCCGGCGATCTCGGCGCCCGTGCCATACCAGCCGGTGTCCTTGTCGGCCTGCTCCAGTGCGCGGCGCTCATAATCGCGGGCATTGGCATATCGCTCGCCAAAGGTATTGCCCTCGGCGCCACGACCTCCAAAGACGCCCTTGAGAGCCGCAGACGCCTCGTCGCCAAAACCAAGCGCAGCGCCCTGCTTGAACTTGCGCATCATGCCGGCGGTGAAATCAGCCGCCGGGCCTGCGATCGTATTCGCCTCGGGGTGAAAGGCGGAAAGAGCAGCCGCCTCGTTGTCGGCGTCGATGTGGTAGGTGCCGCCGTCAGGCCCGACGATCTCAAATGTCGGCATCAGTTGATCCTTTTAATCGAGCGAACGCCGTGCGGGAGATTGTTCTGGGGAGCTTCCGGCTGCTGATCCTCGCCGAGCTTCAGGATCTCAGCGACGTCAGGCTGGATGATCTGCAAGCGCTTAGATGCGACCGGCCCCATGACGCGGTTCCAGTCTTCCTGCTGGCCGCGCAATTTCTCGCCGAGCAGCTTGATCTGGTTTTTGATCTTTTGCTGGACGACGCTCTTGCCCTGGCTGGGGTCGAACATCGCCTTGATCGCTTCGCGGCCACCCTCAGAGTTAATACCGAGAGCCTTCGCCATTTCGTCGCCGCCAATCTCCAGCGTGTTGCCGTAGACGCCGAGCTTTTTTGTGAAGGGATCGTTGCCTTGAGCCTTGCGACCAGCCGCCAGGATCTGGCCCTTGTTCGCGAGCTGAGAAGCGATGCCGTAGTCGTTCTCGGGAAGGAGATCGGAATTGTCGTAAAGATTTTTGAAATGGCGCAGAGCGGTCTCAGCATTTTTGCGAATGCCGCCTGCGGAGTTCGGCGTATTCAAAGACTGCGCCTCATACGCCGCTTTCCTAGCGCCGTAATCCATCGCGTTGAACTCAGGGCCGGCGACCTGAGAGACAAGCGCGTTGAGCAGCGCGCCCTCTGGCGTTCCCATTTTCTTCGACGGGAAAGGCTGCTGCGAAGTGGCGATGCCGGCGACCTCGGATGCGATCGCGGGGCTGATCTGCCGGAGCTTGTCGAGAGCTGCCTGACCCGTGAGATCGCCAACCTGGTCTAGGATGTTCTGACCGCCGCCGGGGCCGCGAGATCCCGCCGGCGTCATAATCTCACCGTTGGGGCCGACCAGGTCATATTTAGTTTTGCCGAACTCGTCCGTGCCAGTGATCTGCCATTTAGGCTTGCTGAGACTATTGATCTGAGCGAGCTTGTAAGCCTCATCAATCGGATCTCTTGCCGCGCGAGCCTTCAGGGCGTCGATTACCCCCTGCGGGCCGAGCGTTGAAAGTATCTCAGGAGAGATGCCGACGCTCTGCGCGAATTTCGGATCCTTGAGGCGCTCCACAAGCGCCGCTTGGCGATCCTGCTCGCTCTGCTCCTGCTGAGCGCGCGTGTTCATCAGACGCGCCTGCGCCGCCGTCTGCATGTCGCCCTGGATGCCGCTCATATACTGCGGAGCCTGCGCCAGAATTGTCGCGCGCTCTTTCGGCGTCATCCGCTGACCGGCGGCGACCAACATCATCCCGAGCTGGCCCATCCGCTGCAGAGCCGCGTTGTTGAAATCCTGCTGCTGGGTCTGCTGCAGCGTCGGAGCGGCGACGGCGGCGACAGACGGAGAAGGAGCCGCCACAGGCTGGCCGGCAGGCTGCGGCGCGCCAGGAAGCTGCATCGGCTGGCCGGTGAGACGACGGAAAAAATCTTCAAGCGGCAGCGACATTATTCACCTCCCAGCAGGCCCATAGCCTTGGCGTGGTTCAATCTGTGGAAATCGAGCATCGCCTGCTGCTGGAGATCGTCCTGCTCGTCCTGGCTCTCGTCTGCGAGGCCCATAGCGGCTTTGCGAATACCGACCAGGCCGGTCGGCGTAGTGGGCATTGGAACAGGCTCTGGCGCCGGGGCCAATCGATCAGCCTCCAGCAATCCGATCAGCTCTCCGATGTTCGTCGGCGCAGCCTTCGCGCTAGAGCTGTAAGCAAGCGGATATCCACCCGACATCTTTGCGACATGCTGCGCGACCGTGCCAGCTCCATCCGATCGATTGTAGTGACCAGGAGATCCGGCAAGCACCGTCGAATACATATCCTGCAGGCCCATGCCAGGCTTGAACCCGCGAGCCGCGAGGAACTTGATCGCGGCGTCGATCTGGTTCGGGGCATTCGGATGAGCCGTGTCAACGCCGAACTGTTTGCGCTCGGCGGGGCCGAACTGGATCAGACCGAAATATTTGTCATCCTTGCCTCCCCAGGCGCCGGGACGCCCAGAGCTTTCGTAATTGATGACCTTGAGAAGGTCGTCAGCGTTGTACCCGGCCTGCCCGGCTTTTGAGCGGAGATAAGCGATCTCTTGCGGCGTCATTGCAGCAGCCCCCGGAAAGCATTGCCCATGCCGGTGATGGCGCTAACGCCGCCGGCGGGAGAGGCGAAGAGAGAGCCGAGACCCATCAGACCGCCCAGACCCTGCATCAGCGGGCTGCTAGACGTCTGCTGCTGCGGCGCCCAACCGATCGATGTCGTGCTGCCGCTTGAGGTGCCTGACGACGAGGTGTCATGCGGGGCCGAGGATAGCGTCTGGTTATACATTTGCTGCGCCTGCAGCGGATATTGCGACTGGAAATTCCAAAGGTTGTAATTGCGATCAAGTGCGCTTTGCTGGTTTTGCTGATCAAGAGCGCCGTATGTGAGCAGGTTGTTTATGTCAGCGCTGTTGGATGAGCGGGCCGTTGTTCCGAGGCCAGCCATTGCCTGACCGCCAGCAAGAGCATTGGATCGATTTTGCTGAGCGGCAGCGTTCTGTGTATTCACATCGCTGCCGAGCTGCGTCAGCGCGTTGTTGTAGCCACCCGACAGCAGGCTTGCGATCTGGTTGTTTAGACCAAGATTATTGTTCGCCGTCGCGACGCCTTCCTGCACACCGTGTCGGGATCCGCCAAAGGCTTTTGCGGCGATCGCCTGGTCAGCCGTCTGCGACAGCGATTGATCAAGGTTCTGCGCGCTCTGAGCCTTCAGGCTGTCGACGACGTTGGAGATGTAGGGGTTCATATACTGGCCGATGCCAGACAGACCCTGCGCCAGCGTCGATGGGTTGATCGCCTGCATGGAGCTGCCAATCGCGCCCTGGGCCTGATCATAATAAGGCTGAGCGAGACCCATGCTGCCGCGTATCATCTGACCGGCGTTTTGCTGATCACCCGTCAGACCAGCCGACAGCGCCCCATTATATTGCGGGGTTCCGGCAGACAAAATGTTCTTGGCGTTGTTGACGCCATACTGCGAAGCATCAGTCAGCCATTGCGGGATTGACGTCTTCTGCGTCGTGCTTGTGTTGCTGTTGCTCGACTGCAGCGCCGGCAGCATATACATCCATTCGTTAGCCATTTTATCCACCTTATACTGGCTGATTGTTTTATTAGATCGGCGGCTGGATCGTGCCGCGAGTTGCTACAGCCTGGTGCAGGACGCCAGAATTATCGACCGTCACCTCATAGACAGTCCCGTTCGGAGCCTGCAGTAGGATCTGCTGCTGGACTGTGTTTGGCCCTGCAAGCGTCGAAAGGCGACGCGCCAGGATCGACATGAAGGAGGTAAAATAACCGGCGTCATACTGTCTCGGGACGACGCCAAAAGACGGGAGCGGCGTCGGCTTTGTCGGTGTCGTCAACGGCGACCTCCACCTCTGTGAATGTCCAGACGCATCACGCCAAGGCTCCAATAATCATCGTTTGTCGCCTCAATGCGCAGGCGCAGATCGCGACCAGATACCCGCGTGTCGGTGTAGCCATCAGACCGAGGGACATACGGCCCGAACGTGGTCTCGTTCTGGTTCGGCGCATAGCGGGACATGAACTTGATCTGATAGTTAGTGACGTCGCTGTCTGGATCTGAAGAGACAAGCGCCTGGTTGACCTCCAGGTAATTGTCGCCTTGGCCGATGTCTAAGACAGCCGTTTCAGCCCAGACGTTGCCAACCCGTGATGCACCATTATCAAGGAAGCCATCTTCGAATTGGTAGACGTTATCGTCAGTCTTTGCGCCAATCGGGTAGCTGGCCGTAATAGCGCCAATCGATGCAGTTACGGCTCGCTGCCCTTTCATCCAGATATTTTCGGCATAGTTCCAGATTACGTAGTTATTGCACTCGTTGTCGGGCGAGCTTGTGTCTGGGTAATCAAACCAGAACTCTGGGTATGCGCCGTTCTCGTGCATGTGCGAACGATAATTACCATAGAGCGGGTCGTAGTTTTGCTTAATGTCATTCCAGACCGGACAATCAAGAAGGCGAATAGCGCCGCCGGAATACACCCAGAAGCCTTCCTCGCCAAACCACACCGTATATGGGCCGCCAGAGGCAATGGCATTCGGAGATGAGAAAGTCGTGGAGCCTAGCTTTTCAACGCCATAAAAATACGGAGCGCCAACGTAGCGCATCAGGAAGCACTCATGCTGCGTGAGGATTAGAATGCCTTCTTTGACGCGGACGCCAGTGATAATCGGCGACGAGGCTTCAATATCAATATAACCCGCCTGCCCTGTCGAGACGTTGAACGTCCACCCGTTGTAATCCTCAAGATCAGACCACGCCACACGTCGGGGATTGCCACCAGCACCCATAAGAACGACAGCACGCTCAGCAGTCACAGCAACTGCCGTATTACCTGTCGGGGCATTCGACGGGATGTCCATATCCGGCACTACACCTGTCGTCGGAGCAAGATGTAGCAGACGGCCATCTGATGTGCAGACAGCCAGAAGGTCTTGACCAAAGGAAGCAAATGACCAGTGGTCAGGCTTACGGAAGATTGGCGGGTTAGTTGAACGTTGGCGGCCATAATTATCTTGGCCGACAATCCATTTGCCGGTGTGAATACCTGACTGTGTGCCAGAGGTATTTACAGCAGTCCCACCTTTGCCCCCAGAGGCTATGCATATTTGAAACTCATTGGCATTGACCGGCAGAACGTAGTAATCGGTGCCAGACGTAATTCCTGTCGGTAGCGCGCCAGTAGTCGTGAAATTAACGACGTCGTCTTCTGTAAGACCATGATTAGCCCATGTGATCACAGCAGGGCTTGCAATGGTAATCGTGACTGTCGCCTGAGATGCGACTGTCGTTCCAGCCGTATCAGAGATTGGAGCGACATCGGTTCCCCAGTTTAACGATCCCCAGCCGCCGCCGCTGACAGCGTTCATAGACACAAAGCTAGCCGGTGTTACGTCTGTTAGCGAGCCAAACAACACGGATACACCGTCTTCGTGACCTATAGCCGTCCATTGCCTGGCTGCACTATCACGCCACTGAAACAGAGCGCGCACCTTTGACGGGAGAGGCTCGGAGGTAATACGAGTATTACCGCCAATTGGCATAATGGCCCCGGACAGCCAGCGCACATTTGACGTCTCCCACCAAGTATTAGGCGCGTCATAAGGCGTGGCCTGGCGGATAACACCCGGCTGCAGTTTGATCGGAACAAATGTCAAGGCTTGATCCTTACGACAGCTTGGTCAGCTTGTAGTGCGTCGTGAGATATAAGTCTGTGATAGCGTCAAGCAGGTTTTGCAAAGCGCGAATACCGCCGGTTATTTTATCGGCGTTCTGCTCAATCCACTTAGCCTCCTCGGCTAAATGGTCATCCATGTTCTTGCTACTGACAGGCACGACGTCGACCTTGCCAATCAGACCAAAAGCGCCTTGGTGAGCTTCAATAAGCGCATCGATGCCGTCAATGACGCCGTCATAAAACTCACCTAGAGCGACATGCTCTGCATAGGAGCTAGTGGCCCAGTGAGCTAAATGAGCTGCATTGCGTGTAGCGAAGACGCGGGAGACAAGCTGTTCAATCATTATTAGCTCCAAGATACGGAGACATATCCGCCTGCGCCTGATGCTCCGGTTGCGGCCCTACCGTCTTCGTAATAACCATCAAGATAGTCATAAGGATATGGAAAATCTCTATACGCATAATTCATACCGCCCTGACCACCGCCACCGCCACCACCTACTCCGATAGTAATTGTCGTTCCTTGTATGGAGACATTTGTTTGGTTGCTGTCGGTAATCGTGAGGCTTGTGCTTGTCGTTGCGCCTGGCGAACCGCCACCGCTATTACCGCCACCGCCTGCGCCGCCTCCGGCGCTTAAATAGCTGCCAAAATATGATGTGCCTCCCGCACCACCACTGCTTGATCCTGACACGGCAGTAATACTTCCATTTTTAACCCAATAACCATAAGCGCCAGCTTGCCCGCCGTCGCCGCCTTTACATGTGATCGACAGCGTGTTGAACAGCGGGATTGTGAAGCTAATTGAGCCGTAATATGTAACCGAACCTGGAGTTACTGGGCTGTTTGGCCTAGCGTCATAGCTCTCCGACATTGAGATTGTCGGGTTTCCAAAGAAGCCGCGAGAGTTGTTAGAGCGATACCATTTCGCTCCACGATATGCGGCAAGACTGTTGCTATTGATAGCCGGAAACGCGGCTTTTAGGTCTGTGATGGATATAGGCCCGCTGGCAGGGACAGCCATTATTTGCTCTCCAGAACACGAATGCGCTGCTCAAGGTCTTTAATGGCTTCGATTAGGACGCCTACAAGATTGCCGTAGGCAACGGATAGGATACCGTTGTTGTCATGGACAACCTCCGGCACAACCTTCTGAACCTCTTGGGCGATTACACCGACCCCGCGCTCCATAGTCCCGACACGGGTATAGCGGACGCCACGCATACGACGCACAAGCTCAAAGCCGCCGTAGATCGTCTCAATGTCAGCTTTTTGGCTTATGTCAGAATAGGCCGTGACATTGCCCACCGCCGTAAAGTTACCGGAGCTATCTGCGTATATGACGTTAGAGCTAGAGTTATTCTGGACAAGCAACGGGTATGTGGCATTAGAGCCAATCTGCCCAGTAATTGACGCGCCATTGTAAAAGCGAATGCCGTTGAGATTACCGCTCGTATTAATATTGAGCGCACCAGCACCGGCGTAGGTAATCGTGACCGGATTACTAACCGACGCCGCACCAGAAACAGCCAAAGTGCTGGACAACGTGGCAGCGCCGGTAACGCCTAATGTGCCACCTATTGTTGAGTTTCCATTAGCGCCAAACGTCCCGCTAAATGAGGCGTTCACAGCAGACACATTGCCGGACATGCTGACATTGCCGCCGGTGACGTTAAGCTGGCCGGAGCCTACGTTAAGCCCGTTAGAGGCAAGCGTGGCAGCGCCTGTAATATTAACCGCTGACAGCGTAGTTGCGCCCGTAACCGAGACAGTCGTGCCAAACGATGCTGAGCCGGTCGTAGACAGTGAGTTTAAGCTACTCGCACCCGTAACAAGCAGAGTGCTGTCAAACGTGACCGCTCCATTAACTCGGAATGTCTGGCCGAATACCATTGGGCCAACTGCGGTCTGGCTCGTCGTTAGAGCGCGAGAAAGCATGTGCGTATCAACAATGTCTAAATCGTTGTTGATATGCGTTCCCCAGGCATTCGTATCCGAGCCAACCTCTGGCTTAAGAATATTGTATGTCGGGGTGTAGGTATTTGCCATTTAGATCACCGTCGTGAGGTAAGGCGCAGGGTCGTTTTTAGGCACCCAGATTGTCGGATCGTCCGGCTGCGTAGGCGTCAGCCAGAGAATGTATGCGCTTTGTGAATAGGTATCCGGGGCTTCAGTAGCGGCAAGCGCCAAGGTGCCATTGATTGCCGCAACAATCGCAGCAACGTCCTGTGCCTCAACCGCAACAAGCTCGACATTCGTGTTCTGGACAACAAATGACGCGATGTCCGGGTATTCAAGGCCATCAAGAGCTGCGAACGCGAGTATCTCGGATGTAAGCGCCGCAACGTCCTGCGCCTCAGTCGCTGCTAGATACAGAGCCGCGCTACCGTCTAGGATGATGGCGACAGTATCTTGGGCGTCCGTAGCCGCAAGGATTAGTGTGCGCGTGTTTGCGTCACCAGCCGACGCGAGCGGCGCGCCTGCTAGTGGGGAAAATCCGAGCATTGGTTATCCCTTAAACGACGGGCGCTTGTTCGATCTGCGGCGCATCCGGGCTGACCGGCCAATCAACCGTCGTGACGACCGCGATAAAAGCGTCAATATCAGCAGCCGCTTCTAGCGCCGTCACCGTGTCCGCCGTCTTGGTGCGAACCGCTGCACGATACGTCGTCCAATCGGCGGGAACGTCTACGTTGGTTTCTTGTTTGCGGACGATCATCCAGTCAGACGGGAGCAGCAGCGTGTAAGCAGTCTGCCGTGTCTGAGCAGCCCATGTGGTTTTCAGGCCAGCAAGGTCTTTCGGGATCGCCGTCCACGTCCCATCCGGGTTTTGGCTACACCAAAAAAACCTATCATCCGGGCGCGGATAATCCGGCTGTTCCGTAATGCCAATCGCCTCACGTTCTTCCGGCGTGGCGAGACGAAGCCAGTTGGCGGGATAGCTAGTGCCATCATGCTCAAATGGCGTGTCGAGGGGGAGGATTTTACCGTCGAGAATAAAAGTCATCGCGCCCTCGTTAAATATTGCGCCGCAGTATTCAGGTTATCCGGGCTATCGCAAAAATAACCCAACCCACGATTGCATAAATCACAGAGAAGCCCTCGAACCTTGCCTGTCGTATGGCAATGGTCAACGTGCATGTCTCCTATTTTTTGTCCAAACTGGTAGCCGCAAATAGCGCATTTGTTATTCTGCGCCTCAATCATTGCGGCCTTTGTCTCTGGTTCTAAACCGTATCGGCATTTGTCATAATTTTCTCGTTGATACCGTTTGTATTCTGGATGGCTTTTATCTGAATACCCATGCTTAAAATTATGGCTTTTCTCGCCGCTTGCCCTTTGCAAACAACCACACGACTTTGTGCGCCCGCATCTTAAATTTCCGGCGCGGGTTTCAGTAGTTTTCCCACAGTCGCATTTGCACTCCCAAATCCATTGTCTTGAGCGTGTTTGCTTATCAGTTCTACGGATTGCCGTAAGCATCCCGAACTTATGACCAGATATGTCAATCGCTGCTGGCATTATCTGGCCCTATTATTCACGGAAAATGGGCTTTCCGCAAAAGCCGCGTATATGTATGTCTGTGCTTGGTTTCCGCCAGCCGCTGAGTTTCGCAACTTAAAACCGTTGGATAAAACATCAAGAACAGACGAAGCGGCTTCCGCCGCGCTAGAATTAGGAAGCAACTGCAAGCCCACCACGTTATATGTATCGCGTGCCGTGTCGTAGATTTGCCAGTTTTCAGCAGCGCCAGAACATTTCAGCATAATGAAGCGCGGCCTAAACCCGCAATACACGAACGGCCCATCAGTCGAACCGTTACCCGTATAGCTGCCGAATTTCGAGTAGCCAGCGACTTCGGCAAAGCAGTAGGCGACGATTTTCTTTCCGCTTCCATTCGTAAAACCGCCAGCGCCAACGCTAAATACTGTGGATGTCGGTGAAGTGTTGTTCCAATACTGAACTGCTGTATCTGTTGCGTTTGTCAGGTTTAACCTAACAGCGCCAGTATTCCCGATTGATGCGTGGTAAACAGCCCAATCCGTAGCCGCAGTATCGCGGTCTTTAACAATTACCATCTTTGGTGCAACACCTAACCCATGTCCTATTGTCGCTCCTGCGGTAAGATTTCCGGTATAAGTCACAACCGAAAACCCCGCCGTGACATTCGCGCTGACGGCGCTGGCGATTGATGGCGTGGAGCCGTAAGCGTTTACAGCGATGTTTGACGTGCCGTTGCCGCCCTTCCATTGCCAAGAAACATATGTCTCACCGGTAACATTATACGCATCGGTCGGATCATTATATGTCGTGAAACCATTGGATAGAAAGGCGGTGATTGAAGTCGGCGTCGCTTCCGATACCGCAACATAATCCGAATATAGTTGCTTAGACGCCCCTCTAACGGCGTCAATCAATCTGTGGCTTCTGGCGGAGTTTCGACATTTTGACCAGATGAAATCTGGCTGGAAAGAATAGCCATTTACAGCATTGGAAATGTTCTGCGTCCCGCTGTTTCCGCTCCATGTTGTTACGGCCATATAATTAGCGGCGTTTGTGCTGCTAGTCGCGCCAATCGTCGGCGTGGGTAGGTTCTGTGTGCAGAGCGCTTTGAAGCCAGAGGCCTTTAATGTCGCCCATACAGTTGAATTATCAAAACCTCGCTGCCCAAAGTTAAATACAAATACGGCGCTATTATATCCAGATGCAGCCGGTATATACGAAGCGCCTGCCGTTAGGCTTTCATATGTTGTGCCTGACGTTACAGCGTTGCTATTATTTTTATAGAACGTTATCTGACTATTATCACAATCAATTGCTACACCGATTATATCCGTTGTCGTATATGAGGAATACGTCCTGCCACCGCCGCCACCATTTACACCCCCAGAAGAATAGTAACCAAATGTTCCTGCTTCTGCGCCAACGTAGTTATTGAAATCGTTTGTCGTCGCAAGCATAACTCCTATGGCCGGAAAATTTCCGCCTAGGGTGGTTGGTGAAACTTCAAAGTACCATTTACCTGTAGAAACGGCGATTGTTCCTTGACGCCTAGTATTGGTCGCTGGGCTTGGGCTGAAGCTAAGATTAGCATTTGACATCGTTGCTGCGTTGGAGCTTACAGCAAGCGGATTAAGAACCGCATAATTCCCCGCGCCATTCCCGCCGTTATCGTAGTTTGTCGGCGTATCAACCATGCTGTCGTAGGTGACGCCCGCCGTCACAGAGATATTATTCGGCGTCCAATTGTTGCCGTTCGGGCTGCTGTCTTTGCCGATAGCCGCAGCCGTCGCAGCGCTGGCGTCAGCAAATTTAAGATAGAAGCCGTTTGTGCCATACGAGCCGGTGTAAGCCTTCGGCATCCAGACGCCGGTAGCCGTGTCTGTCTGGCCGAAATAGGTCGGGTCTAGCGCTTGTCCGTCGATGAAATAGGCTTCGGATAGGTAGCCGTCGAATAGATATGTGGCGGAAACGCTATTTCGTCTAGCTATGACAGTCGCGGTAGACGCTGCATTCCATTCAAATACATAGTTTTGCGCCGGATATGTAGCCGTTGAAAACGATGTTACTTGAACACCATTTACATACAGCTTAACGCGATTTGCAGCCGTGGCCTGCGTTGTATCAATGGAAAGAACCAAATGATACCACGCAGACGGGTCACGAAATACTTGCGTCGTAAGTAGATTATAGCTGCCAACAGACGCGTCTCGTAGCTGTATGCTATCGCCAGCGTTGTTTGTGACTGAACCGAAACCAAACGTATCACTTTGCGTAGCAGTTCCGCCAAGCAGGTTTTCAAATGATGTTGCGTCGTTAATTGTTCCGCGCTTCACCCATTTTGAAACCGTGAATATCTTATTGTTTGTTGGAGTTGCTACGTTCGTCCTGCTCAAATAAGCAGACGCAGACGAGCGAAAGCGCAGGCTCTTGGCGATGGTGTAGCCGCCCTTGGCCTTCGTCAGAAAGATGTCTTTGGCGCTAAACATTAAGCGAAAGCCTGCACAGCGGTGCCATACCAGTTCGTCCCGTCAGAGACGAAAGCGATAATATCGCGGCCAGTTGAGGCCGTTGTCGTCAGCGTCGGCGCGGTTCCGGCAGGCCATTTAACAGAGGTGAACACAGCCGTGCGCGAACCAGTAGCGTCTTGCGTCAGAATAAGGATGAATGACTTACCCGCCGTTGCAGTAGGCATCGTGAAGGTGCAGTTGCCGGTCATCGTGATCGTCTGCACCGTGCCGCTTGTCAGAGAAAGCGTCTGTGTCGTGCCGGAGTTACCGATTGCTACAACGCTTTCCAGATAATTTGTGACAGTCGGGTTGGTGAGCGTCGGCGTCGTCAGGCTTGGGCTGGTGCCAAACACGAGAGCGCCGGAGCCAGTTTCGTCCGTTACAGCCGCCGCGAGGTTCGCAGAGGAAGGGGTGCCTAGGAAGGTCGCCACGCCAGAACCGAGCGAGGTTATGCCGGTGCCGCCGTTCGCTACTGGCAGCGTCCCGGTGACGCCAGTGGACAGAGGCAAGCCGGTCGCGTTCGTAAGCGTTCCAGACGAGGGAGTGCCGAGCGCGCCGCCGTTAACGACAGGAGCGCCAGCAGAGCCGACAGCAACCGCAAGAGCCGTCGCAACGCCGGTTCCGAGGCCGGAGACGCCTGTACTAATCGGAAGGCCGGTGGCGTTCGTTAAAGTTCCGCTGGACGGCGTTCCTAATGCGCCGCCGTTGACCACAGGCGCACCCGCCGAGCCAACATTGACCGCGAGCGCCGTGGCGACACCAGTGCCAAGGCCAGAGACGCCCGTAGAAACGGGTAATCCGGTGCAGTTCGTGAGAGTGCCGCTAGATGGTGTGCCGAGCGCGCCACCCGGAGCGACGTAATCGGTGCCAGCCGCAGCGTTCGCCAACGCGCCGCCAGAATTGGCTTTCAGAATAGCCGTGCCGGAAGGAGGCGCGAGGTAATCCGTGCCAGCCGTCGCAGCCGTAAACGCGCTCGTGCCGCTTCCCTTGACGATACCGGAGAGCGTCGTGGCCCCCGTGCCGCCATTAGCGACCGGCAGCGTTCCCGTCACGCCGGTAGACAGCGGCAGGCCAGTGGCATTGGTCAGTGTAGCAGCAGACGGCGTTCCGAGGTTCGGCGTCGTCAGCGTCGGAGAGGTCGTCAGAGCGATTACGGAGCCGGTGCCAGAGGTCGTATAGGTTGACGTCCAGACATCAGCTGCTAGTGCAGATATAAAGACAACAGCCGTGCCTGAAAGGCTCAACAGCGAACCAGTGCTGGATTGACCTAAAGTGCGGCTAAGCGTCGTGCCAGAGGCCGTGTACGTGCCGGTGCCGTATTCCCAGGCGGTGCCATCCTCAATGGTGTAACTGACTACGTCTCCGTTAGAGACGCCCGCAGCCGAGAACGACTGATAGCCGGTGACTGCAGAGCCGAGCGTGATGGTTCCCGTGCCGGTAGTGGCCGTGGACATCTTCGCTCGGTTATAGAGTTTTGCCATGATGAATAGCCCGCTTTTCTATTAGCCGTGTGTAATCGTCCCGCTCGAAAGCGTGACCGTCTGGCCCGTAGAAACAGATGTCGCATTGATGATGATGTCGGTCGCGCTCGTGCCGACAGTCAGACCGGAAACAATCACGTTGCCGGCATTGTCACGGATTTCAGCAAGTGCTGCCGTTCCTGTTCCGGTAGCAGTAGCGGTAATTGGCGTGCCGGAGATCGTGAACACGGAGCCAGCAACCGTTCCAGGCGTCGCGCTCAGCGTGAAAGTAACGAGAACACCAGTAGCACCAGAAAGCGCCGACGTGCCGACTACGATTGAGCCAGCAGAGGCCGTGCCGGTTGAGGAAGCAGCCACTTTGCCGGCGATTAGGTCGGCAACCAGCTGCATACGGTTCGTTTTAAGTGTGGCAGAGTAGGTAACAGCCATTTTCGATTATCCTTAAAGCATACCGACGATGTTCGTCGCCGTCGTGCCGGTCGCGAGAACCTGTTTCGTGCGGATGTCGAGCGAGGTGCCGACAGGGACGGCGGTGAACGTCACCGTATTTCCGGCCTCAGTGACGACAGCCACATTGCCGGCGCCGCCGATGTAGAGGCGGGTGAATACATTCGGATCCGTGTCCGACGTCGTCACAGCCGCAGCCGTGTCAGGAACAAGAGAGGAGAGCTGAGTTGCGGGCATAGATATTTCCTCAGAAGCTGCGGCGAGCCGCGACCAGTTTCGATTGCGGGCGGTTTGCCCGATCAGCCTCGACCTCAATGTCGCGCAGGATGCCCTGATACAGGCCGTCCCAGACGGCGATGCGTTCGTCATCCTTGAGATAAGGAGCCGTGTGAACGAGTGCGCCGTAGAGGTAGAGATCGGGATAACGAGACAGAACCCAGTTCGTCGTCGTCGTGTTATTCAGCGGGTCGATCTTGGCGTAATACCAAAGGTCAAGCAGTTCAGGAGCCGCCTGGCCCGGCGCTGGAACCATGCGGATGCGGTTGCCGATGATCGTGTAGTAGAGCGCGCTGCCGGTCGGAGACCAATACGGCGGCAGGATCGGCACAGGCGATTGCGAAGGGTTCCAGCCCTGCGACTGCACCGTCATCGACTGATCTGGCGTGATGTAGGCGATGAAATTATTCGTGTCCTGCTCGGCGAGCTGATAAGCCGAGATGAAATCGATCGGCAGCGGGACATAGTTATCGATCACCGACGCCTGGGCGCGCTTGATCATCATCGGGTGCTTGACCCGCGACATATCCCTCTGGATCCGCGTCGTCGCGAGAGACACAAAATCAGGAATAACCGACGTCAGATCCTGCCGGTTCATGGTGTCTGCGATCTTATTGCAGAGACCCTGAAAATCAGCGGTAAATGTCGGGTTTGCGAAGGTCGTCAAAGCGAAATGTCCCGCGTCAGGAAGGGCCGGCCTTCATTCATAAGCCACGCGAAAAGCCGCTTCTTGTCCTGCCAGATGCCCTGTTTCATCAGGTCGGCCTGGATGAGCATGGGGATCGACGCGATCTTGACGTCGTCGCCGAGCTTTTCGTGCTTGGAATAATTCATGCGACTTTCGTGCGCCGCCTTTAGGATGTGATCAACATCCTGCGTTGTCTCTAAATGGACGCCGCCGTCCTGCTCAATGACAAGCCTTTGACGCACTCCGTTGAGCGGGTCGTAATCGAAATTCGGATCGTCGATCTTGCGATAATTCTCGGCCATTTATCCGCCCATAAAAAAAGGGCCGCTCGAAAGCGACCCCTCTGATTGATGATGTAGAACCCTGATTAGGTGTTCGTTATATTTGCTACAACGGCATGCGCGTAGGGCGAATTGACCACCAGGGTGTATTCGGCCAGGAGCTGCGAGCGTTTCGCGTCACCCGTGCGAGCCAGCTCAGTGCGCTGGAACGGACGGAGATACGCAACCTTCGCGTAGTCCGGGTCGACAAAGTAGGCAAAGTTGCCGTTGCAAAAGAGCGACGGAACGATGTCGAGCGGGCCAAAATCGCTCAAATAAAGATCCGCAGACCCAACAATCGTGGCCTGACCGTTCTTCACCTCAGTGTTGACGCGCGTCTGCGACAGACCAGCAAAGCCCGACACGCGGGTTTTGTTGACCGGCGAAACGAGCATCATCTTGGGTTCGCCACCCTTCTGATACATATTGCGGATGGCGTCTTTCAGGTTCGTTTCCGTGAAAGCAGCCGAACCGCTCGTCAGCGTCCAGGCGGTCGTCGGAGCGCCCGAGACCGTCGAAGCGCCACCCGAATACGCCGGGCCAGTGACGGTGCCGACGACGATACCGTTACCGGCAGGCGTCTGAGCAGTCGTCTTGATCCAGGTCGGGAAGCCCGCGAGCTTACGAGCCGTCGAGGCGTCGCCAGCAACCGCAGCCTGGTTCGACAGGAGGATCGTCTCCATGTCGCGCTTCAGCTCTTTGCCGTGCTTGGCGATGAGGTAAGCCTCAATCGTCTTCATGCCCGCAGCGTCAACCGCGCCAGAGGTGCCGGAGACGTTAAGCGTCTTCGTCGAGATCTGGGTGTAGTTGCCGCAACGCGACGGGGCCACAAAGGCCGTATCGGTGGCGTCAGCGCCTTCGACCGCCGCATTCGAACCGTTAGCATCGGCAAGAATATCGGTCTGCCATTCATGGTAGGTGTTGTCCGCAGTCGTGCGACCAACATTGTTCATAAACGCCGTCTTGGTCGGCGAGATATTATAGATGATGTCCTCAAGATCCTCGCGGATCGAAGAAGAGTAGTCGTAACGAGTTACCGTAGCCATTTCTCTAGTCCATTAAAGGAGTGCGCGAATGGCCGCAGCGGCATCTTCCACGCGGCCAGATTTAGCGAGACGATTGCGCGCAGCCTGTGCGTCGCGATTTACCTTCGGAGGAGCAGAGCTTGGCGGGTTAGGCTTCAAAGCCTTCTGCGGAGCTGGCGCCACTGGCCGGATCTTGCCTTTCAGCAGTTCCCGGTAACGCATTCCATCCGCCGCCATCGCGACAAGCCGGGCGTCGTATGCCTGGTTGATCTCCTCGTCGGAGAAACCACGCGACACGAGATATTCCCGAACCTTGGGGCGATCGCGTTCGTAGGCTTTGCGATCCTTCCACTCTGGGATCAGTTCCGGGAGCTTCGCTGCGTTCTCTGCCACAAAGGCTTGGAGGCGACGCTGCTGCTCAACCTTTCCTTGTTCTGACAGACGCGACTGTTCAGAGACAGCGGCCTGCAGATCACCCATTGCCTGCTCGTATGCTTCCTTTTGACGAAGATACGCCGAGGGATCCATGTCAATCAGCGCCGGATCGGGCGCAGCCGGCATAGACGACTGCATCCGCTGGATCAGCGCCGGCAGCAGCTGTGAGTATATCTCACGCTCCTGTCGAGCCGCATCCAGTTCTGACGAAAATTCACGTTTCTCGGCGGCGAACTCTTGCTTGGCTCGCGTGTAATCCTGCTGCCGTTGATAGCCGTTGAGAGCTTCTTTGAGCGAAACCTGCTCTTCCTTGCCGTTAATTTTAACGGTGTAGAGCGGTTCCGGCTCTTGGTCGCCTTCAGCTTCATCATCGGTTTCGGGGGGAGGAGCATCCGCCTCGTCGTCCTCATCGGGCGCCGTCGTCTCTGGCGGGAGATCCTCGGTGGCGACGTCGTCGGCCTGTATGGCCTCTGGCGCCGGTTCTGCCGCTTCCGCTGCCGGAGCAGCTTGCCGTTTCTCGGGCTTCTTGCCCGACAGCAGCGCTTCGATTTTGGACGCAGCTTCCTCTACGGTGCCGGTGCTTTCGCTTGCCGGAGCCGCCTGAGTTCCTTCAGACATTTATTTACCTGGGTTGCTCAGCGAGCAGGCATGCCTTGAGAACGGGCCAATCGATCCCGCGTCTCGGCTTGTGCCTTGCTGAGTTTCGCGTCCTCAAGCAGGCCGTTCAGCCTGGCTCGGAACGTCCGTGCGCCGCGCACGAGGCCGTAGGCCTCTTCTCGTTCTTGCGGCGTCTTAAAGTTCCCGTTCGCCCACATCTCGATCGTGTAGGCCTCAATCTTGTCCATCGCGATTTTGTATGCGTCGGACGAGAGAATATTCTGCGCCTGACGCGCGAGTTGCTCAGCGTCTAAATCGCTCATTGCGGCATCTGCGGCATGGGGGCATTAGGCTGCGGCATTGGCTGTGCCTGCGGCTGGGGCTGACCCATGCCGATCTGCGAGAGAACCTGCGCGGAGGCGAGCTTCTCGTTGTCGATGAGCGTCTGGGCGAGGTTCTGGATGTCCTGACGCGGCTTCCTGGTCATCTCAATGATTGAGGGCCAATCCACCTGCACACCGCTCTTTGCGGCAATATCAGCCGCCTTGAGGATGATGTCGGCCTCCATCTGGTCGCGCTTGAGATCCGCATCCAGCTGGAGCTGCGCGCGATCAATCGCGAGCTGCTGGAGCTTGGCGTAGGTCTCAGCTTGCGCCTTCGCCATTTCGACCTCGGCCAGGAGGACGTTTGGATCCTTCTGCTGCGCCTTGGCCGCTGCCGCCTGCTGGACGAGCATAGCCTCCTGCTCGGGCGTAATCGGCGAGAAGAAGGCGTCGGGGTTCTTGTAACCCGCCTTGCGAACGATCTGGCTCAGCGTCGACTGATACTGGCTCAATTTCACCAGAGGATTGCCGACGCCCATCAGCTGCAGGATCTGCTCCTGCTTCTGTGCGACAGTCGTCAGGAAGGCCATCTGCTGCGCGTCGTCGCCACGGCCAAGGGCAACCGAGACCGAGCAGTCCATGTTCGGATCCCAGGTTGTCGGGTCGACCTGCGTGTATTCGCCCCGCAGACGCACCAGGAGCGGCTTGTCCTGGTGGCGGCAGATCATCTTGAGCAGACCGCCGAACAGCTGCTTCATGCCGTTTTCAGCAAACGTGCGGGCAATTAGCTCAATGCGCTCCTGAGAGGCGGAAATCTGCGCAGTCACAGCCGCCTTGGTGGTCGACTGCAGGAGATCCGCATCCAGACCCTGGCTCGCCGGCGTGACGCCCGTGCGCTGAGCCTTGATCTCGTCGAGATACTCAATGATGCCCATCGCCGGCTGGCCGACGAACGGGGTTGACATGTCCTGAACAGCTCCGGCCTGGCGAACGCGAACGACGGCGCCGACCTCTTTGTTCAGAACGTCATCAATATTGGCCTGTCCCTCGACGACGACCGTGCGGGGGAAGATCGACTGAGCCAGGCTGTCCAGCGTCGCGCGCATAACGTGCGATTTAATCCGCTGGAGATCCATCGTGACGTCAGCGACAGAATGTCCAAAGATCGCATGCGGCTCGGGGTCGGGGCAGAACACCGCAAACGGAACGTGATCGACAATCTCATCTTTCAGGATAAAGCAGTCGCGACCGATGCATTCAATGCAGCGCAGTTCCGCAACGCCATCGCCGTCTTTGTCGATGCGCATGAAGATTTTCATATATTTCACGCGACGCAGCGACGGGTCGTCGTTGTCTGTCGGGAAATACATGCCACGGTTGCGCTCAAATTCTTCCATCTGAGCGATCCAGAGATTGTCTTCTCCGGGTGAGCCGTGTTCGATTACGTCTTCCTCGTTGTATCCCATCTCGATGAGTTCTGAGACCGTAACGAGGTCGCGATAGCCGACCAGATCAAAAAACTTATCAGTGTCACGAGCGCGCCGATCGCAGATAAAACATTCAGGAGGCAATGCGCGAACACGATATTTTCTCTCCTGGTCGACGAGCCGCACACACACCGAGAACGTCGGCGGCTGCATCGGATCAATCTGCGGCTCCGGGTTAGCGTAAACCAGATGCGCATTCGGATTTTGCTGCAGCATCAGCAGCAGCTCTTCGCGCTGCAGGCCGGAGAAATGTCTCTCGACGACGCGGTCTTCGCTCTCGGCCCACCAGGTGACGACGCCAACCTTTTTAAGCAACGCATCCTTGAATGCGCTGTAGAGGATCTGGAAGCCGGGGTTCATTTCGTTGAATACGAAATTTACCGCATCCGATGCTTGATCAGCAGTAGAAACGTCTTCCGCCGTGCGCGGCATATATTCAACAATCCGCTGGCCGGATGTGAAGATGCGCATGAGGGATGGCAAAATGCTCTGGATGGTGTCTCTGACCTCAGTCAGGACGACCTGCGAGCGACCCTGCTCCTCGTCGCCAAACGGCGCGCCGCGATAGTATTCCGCAGCCTGGACGCGAACCGGCGTGATCAGCGTGTCGATGTAGGTCTCAGCGGCCTGGACACCGATCGCGA